TTTAAAATGTTTAATTTAACTGCTTATGTTAATTTTGATGAGAAGATAGTTGTACAAACATTAGATGATTATTATGCAGGAGGCGAAACACAGAATTTAACTGAATACATTAAAACAGATGAGCATTTAGTTTCCAATACTTTACCGTTTAATGAAATAGATTTTGAATATGTAGATAGTAAAACATTTTTAGCAACTCAATTTAAAAATCTAAACAATAGAAAATATGGAGAATTAAAATACAGGTCTAATATTAAATCAGGAAAAGATTATAAGGTTGAACCTCCATTTGAGCATATATTATATGAGAGATTAAGCAATCAAGCAGGAACGCAGAGTATGCAAAGAATACAATACGGGGCTTACGTTGATGAAAAATTTGAGCCTGTAATTGGAAAGCCTTTATTATTTTATGGTGTTTATAATCAATATTCATCAGGCGCAAAAATTAATTTTATTGATAGCACAAGACCAGCAGATGATTCACTACCTATTGCAGGAACACAAACAGCAGTTTCTGATTATTGGATGCCACATAACGCACCAACAATAGGCAATACGTCAACAGCACCAAGATATAATTTAAATTTTGGTAGCGAAATTAACAGTTATGATTTAACAGATTTTGGAGGGAATAATAAAAGTTTGTTTCAATTGTATTATCAAAATTATATAACAAGAATATTTAATAACCGCACAAGATTATATAAATTTAGTGCAATATTGCCGCTTGGTATAATATTGAAATTAACATTAGATGATAAAATAATTATAAACGATAGAACATACACAATTAATAAAATGAGTATTAAACTGCAAAGCGGTGAAACATCATTTGAACTATTAAATGAAGCACCATAATGAAAACAATATTAGAAGCATTAGAGTTTTGTAAAGAAAATAAATTATATGATAAACATATAAACATAGCATTAGGCAAAAATAAATTTGCACAAACTTGGGAAGAAGGAGAAACACAAAATAAGATAAAAGAATATGAAAACATTTACAGTTGAGCTTGAGGTAGGTACTAAAAAGGCAATAAAAAACATTGGCGATCTTGAAGATGAAATTGAAAAATTATCAAATGAGCTAAAAGGCGCAGATTTTGGAAGCGCTGAATTTAAAAGATTATCAACTGAATTAATAAAGGCGCAAAAGCAAATTAAAAACACAGAGCTATCTCTTGAATCATTAGATTCAGAACAGGTTGCAAGTGAGTTTGGAAGTGTTGTTGGTGCTGTTGGTGATATGACTGGTGCAATGGTGTTGCTTGGGGGTACTGGTGGAGCTGTTGAGCAAACTGCTGAAAACATAGAAAAAGCAATTGGTATCTCAATGGGTTTCAAAGGTGCTATTGAAGGAATTTCATCTGGAATGAAATTATTTAATAATATTATTAAAACTAATACTGTACTACAATCTGCTAATAATGCTGTTAACATGCTTGCAGCAGGAACATTTAAAGCATTAGGATTTTCTGTTGAAACAACATCTGTTGCATTTAAAGGATTAAGAAGCGCAATGATAGCGACAGGGATTGGTGCTTTAATAGTTGGTGTTGGTTTATTAATTGCAAACTTTGATAAGTTAAAAGCTGCAATGACAGGAATAAGCGAGGCGCAACGCGAAAGAACTGATTCAGCACAAAAAGCAGTAGAAGCAGCAGATAAGGAATATGAACTTTCTAAATTACAAATAAACAATTTAAAATTACAGGGTAAAACAGAAGAACAGATTGTTAAGTTTCAGATGAAAGCTCTACAAACAAGATTAAATGCACAGGTAGCATTAATTAAGGAACAGAAAAAATTAAATGCTGAACAATTAGAGGGAACAACAAGTTGGAATGAATCTTTAGCCACTACAATAGAATGGTACGGTAAAATAATTGGCTTTATTCCAAGAGGGATAGCATTTGCAATTGAATTTTTAACAGGGCAGATAAATGATGTTTTTGCACAAATTCAAGATACTACTGTTGGTAAATATTTATTTGGCGATGAGAAAATAAACATACAACTTGAAACTGGTACTGCTTTAGATAAAGGCATTGAGGATCTTTCGGGATATTTAGCTGAATTAGTTTTTGATCCTGAAGCTGTTAAGGAGGAAGGTGATAAAGAACTTGAAGCATTAGAATTAGCAAACCAACAAATGTTAAGTGAGATGGCAGGGCTTCAATTAAATTTAGAGGGGATTCAAAAAGAAAATTTAAAAGTAGCAAAAGGAATAACGGCAGGAAATATTGATTCAAATAATAAATTAGTTGAAAACACTAAAAGTACTTTAAGCGTATTACAGGATGCATTTGCAAAACATTATGCAGATTTAAATAAAAAACGTCTTGAAGATTTAAAAAAAGAACAAGCAGTACAGGAGTTAAAATTTCAAATAGCATCAAGTGTTTTAAACTCAATTAATGAATTGGCTAATATCTATGCACAAAAAGATGAAGAAAGCGCAAAAAAAGCATTTAATATTAATAAAGCGGTTGGTATAGCGCAAACTGGTATTAATACTGCACAAGCCATAATGAAAACAGCAGCAGAAACTACAGATCCAACACCAGTACAGGCATTAAGAATTGCTAATATGGTTGCAATGGGTGTTGCAGGGGCAGTACAAATTGCGGCAATAGCATCACAAAAGTTTCAACCAACTGGATCAGGGGGTGGTTCAGTAACAACTCCAAGCATAGGAGCAGGAGGTGGATTAGGTTCGCAAGCACCACAATTTAATATAGTAGGGCAAAGCGGATTTAATCAAATTGCATCAGCAATAGGACAACAGCCACCAGTACAGGCGTATGTAGTAGCGCAAGATGTTACAACAGCACAACAATTACAAAACAATACAATACAAACAGCAACTTTTTAAAATAAAACAAAATGGAAATAGTAGAATTATTATTAGATGAGGAAAACGAGGTTACTGGCATAGATGCCGTTTCAATCGTAGAATCACCTGCAATTGAAAGCGATTTCATTGCATTAGCAGAGCAAGAAGTAAAACTTGCAAAAATAGATGAAGATAAAAGGATCTTAATGGGCGCAGCCTTGATACCTAACAAACCAATCTTCCGTAAGAATGGCGAAGAAATGTTTTACGTGTATTTTTCAAAAGATACAGTACGTAGAGCAAGCGAGTTATTTTTTATGAATGGTAATCAAAACAATGCAACACTTGAACACAGTATGAACATTAACGATCTAACGGTTGTTGAATCTTGGATTGTTGAAGATACTAAAATGGATAAAACAGCTAAATACGGTTTAGATGTGCCAGATGGTACTTGGATGATTAGTATGAAGGTAGAAAACGATGAGGTTTGGAATGATTACGTAAAAAGCGGAAAAGTAAAAGGCTTTAGCATTGAAGGATATTTTGCAGATAAGGCAAAAATTAAGAAATCTGAAGAAATGAGTGAAGAAGCAGCACAGAAGAAAATTGAAGAAATTGTAAATCTATTAAAATGAAAAAGAAATATAAAACTCCAAGCAACTCATCACCTAAAAACAGTAATAGGGGATGCCTATGTTCAGATGGCAAAAGATACAGCACTAAATGCTGTGATGGCAGCTTACAAGCACAAGGAATAGGTAAAGTGTAAATTTTTTTTGCAAAAACGCATAACACTTAACGTTTTTTTTTACATTAAGTATATATAATAATATAAACATTATGAAAGCAAACGAAATACTAAACAAAATCAAAAATATTGTTGGTGTGGAACTTTCTGAAACCAAAACAGAATTAGCTGAAATCGTACTTGAGAATGGTACTGTACTTGTTGCAGAATCATTTGAAGCAGGAAAAGCAATCTTCATTAAAACAGAAGAAGAAGAAATTGCATTGCCAGTAGGTGAGTATGAATATGAAGGCAAAGTTCTTGTGGTTAAAGAAGAAGGTTTAATTGACAGTATCAAAGAAGCGGAAGCAGAGGCTGAAGCTGAAGAAGAAGCAGAAACTGAAGAAGTGGAAGCAAAAGAAGAAGTTCAATTTGTAAGCGTAGAACAATTTAATTCTACCATTGAAGAACTTAAAGCATTAATTACAGAGTTAAAAAGTGAAACTGAACTATCTGAAGAAACTGTTGAAGAAGAAACAGAAGAAGAAGTTGTTACTGAATTAGCTGCTGTAAAAGAAGAATTGGTTGCTCCAATTAAACACAATCCAGAAGAAATGCAAAACTCAAACACAGGTAGAAAAATAGCACCTAAAAGAGAACGCACAATAATGGATAGTGTATTTTCAAAAATTTCAAATAAATAATATTAATAATAAAAAACAAAAAAAATGGCAAATACTGTAACAGGAAGTACTTATGCAGGAGAGTTCGCAGGCGATTATGTAGCAGCGGCTTTATTGAGTGCGCCTACTTTAGAAAAAGGGTTAATTACTATTTTACCTAACATTCACTATAAAAGAGTGATGAAAAAAATTAGTACAACTGGTAGTGCATTGGTTGATGCAACTTGTGATTTTGATCACAATATGGATGTTGATGTTGCTGAAAGAGTTTTAACTCTTGAAGAATTTCAATCTAACGTTCAGTTATGTAAGAAAGATTATCACCAAGATTGGATTGGTGCGCAAGCAGGTTATTCAGCTTACGAAGATCTTCCAAGCAACTTTAAAGATTTTATGATTGGACACGTTGCAGGAATGGTAGCTGCTAAAATGGAAACTAACATCTGGGAAGGCGCAAACGCATCTTCAGGACAGTTTGATGGTTTAGTAACTTTGGCTTTAGCTGATGCATCTGTAAATGATGTTGGTTCTCACGCTGCTGTAACGGCTTCAAACGTGATTGATAAATTAGGATCAATTGTTGATCTAATTCCTTCAACTCTTTACGGATCTGAATCATTGAAAATATATGTTTCTCAAAATATTGCTAAAGCATACGTGAGAGCATTAGGTGGATTTGTTGCTACAATAGGTGGTGCAGGTACAGAAAACAAAGGAACGCAATGGTATGCTAACGGATCTCTATCTTTTGATGGTATTCCAGTTGTTGTTGCTAACGGTATGGCGGATGATACTGCTATAGCTGCTGAAAGCACTAACTTATTCTTTGGATGTGGTTTGCTTTCTGATATTAACCAAGAGGTTAAGTACATTGATATGAGCGAAGTTGATGGTTCTCAAAATTGCAGAATCATAATGAGAATGAGCGCAGGTGTACAATATGCAATTGGTTCTGACATCGTTCTTTACCACGCGTAAAAAATTAATTAATAATGGAGGGTTGTAATTACCCTCCTTTTTAAAACTTTAACAATGGCTTGTGATTTAACAATTGGGCGTAAAGTACCTTGTAAAGATGTTGTTGGTGGTTTAGTTAGATGTTGGTTTGTAAACTTTGGCGGTTTAGGAACAGTAACAGAAACAAATGACGAAATTACTGACCTTTCAGGAACATTTACAGCCTTTCAATACGAACTAAAGGGTACAAACTCTTTAGATCAAACCATTACCTCATCAAGAGAGAATGGTACTACATTTGCAGAGCAAACATTAACTTTAACTTTTCCTAAAATGGAAAAAGAATTTCATAAGGAATTGAAGTTGATGGCTTACGGTAGACCTCACGTAGTAGTAGAGGATAGAAACGGTAATTTCTTTCAGTGCGGTTTAGAACACGGAATGGAGATTACTACTATTGCTGCTGCATCTGGTACTGCAATGGGTGATTTAAGCGGATATACATTAACATTAAGTGGTATGGAAACTGATCCTGCTAACTTTGTTGCTGGTGGTACATCTGCTGATCCTTATGCAGGAATGAGTTCAGCAACAGTTACTGTAACTGTAGGAACTAATAGCTAACATAATTCATAATTGTGTGATTCATAATATATAGTTTGATTGGTGGGGAGGAAGTAGTTAGCCTCCCCTTTTTTTTTAAATTATTTTGATACGATATGCAGATACTTACAACGACAGGAACAAGAGTTATAAATTTCATACCACGCGAAACAATAAGTGGTGCTAAAACATATCAACTAATTATCAAATCTGAAGCACAGAATAAAATTATTTTAACAGATAGTACAGCTACATTTGTAGAATTAGATTATTTTTACACTTATACAACAACACAGGCTTTGGTAGAAAACAATTATTATACTATTACAATAACCAACACAACGGATAACACAATTATATTTAAAGATAAAATGTATTGCAGCGATCAAACGTTATCAGATTATGAAATTAGTAATGGTGTATATATAGAACAAAGCACAGGAGATAATCAATTTATATATTACAATGGATAATTTACACTTAATACAATTAGGACAATACGAAAGACCAACGGTAGTTGAAGAAAGAAACAAGGATTGGGTTGGTATTGGCGATAACAATGATTATTATAATTGCCTTATTTCAGCGTATATGGATAGTACAACAAACAATGCTGTTATTAATGGTGTTGTAAATTGTATTTATGGCAAAGGTATTGATGCAACGGATTCAAGTAGAAAGCCAGAGCAATATGCACAAATGAGATCTTTATTAAAACCTAAAGATTTACGCAGAGTTTGTCAAGATTTAAAACTATTAGGCGAAGCATCTTTTCAAATTACTTATAATAAGGATAAGATAGCAAGCATAACACATTTTCCACGTGAAACATTACGAGCTGAAAAAATGGATGATGAAGGTAACGTTAAGCATTATTTCTATGCGCCTGATTGGAGTAAAGTTACCAAAAGCACAAAATTAAAAAAGTTTCCTGTATTTGGAAGCGGAGCGCAAAACGAAATATATATAATTAAGCGATACGTAACAGGTTTCTACTATTATTCACCTGCTGATTGGGGTACGAGCTATCCTACGTTAGAAAAAGAAATTGCAGATTATTTAATAAATGATGCACAATCATCTTTTAGTGGTACAAAGGTTATAAATTTTAACAATGGTGTGCCAGATCGTGAGAAGCAATTATCAATTAAAAACGATGTTTTAGGCAAGTTAACTGGCAGCTACGGAGAGAAGGTGATTGTCGCATTTAACAACAACGCAGAAAGCAAGACAACTGTTGAAGATGTGCCTTTAAATGATGCTCCTGCACATTACGAGTATTTATCTACAGAGTGCCAACGTAAGATACAGGTAATGCATCGTGTTACATCACCATTATTAATTGGCTTACGTGATGGAAACAG